CCTAAAGCAAAGCCTGGAATAATTGATTGATGATACTTGTGTTTTTTACTCATGTAACTTGTTTTTGAAATTTAACTATTTTGATTTTCTGTTTATAACTTTGAATTTGAATTTTGATACTTCTGGTAATTGTGAAACAAATCCTTGAATTCTTTGCGAGTCTTTACCGACATCATCACTTTGTGTGAATCTCATATATCCGACGCCTTTCTCAGCATCAAATTTATTTTGAATAACTTGCAATCCTTTTTTATTTGCAAAATTTTCTATGTCAGAACGAACGTCTGCATAGGTAGATGGATCGAACAATTTGTATACAACGCCTCCTTGGTAATCAGTTATTTTGTTTACCAATTGAGCTTCTTTGATACTATTTTCTTTCAAACCAAAAAATTCTTTATACAAATTTTTGTTCATCATTGTTTCCTATATATAATAATGAATAATATTCAAACAACCAAATTATTCTACATCAAAGTATTTATTTAATTGTTGTCCTATATCTTCATATGCCATTGCAAGTCTTTCTTGAAGTTGAGACATTTCCTGTGCGGTAGATTCAAATGTTTTATATGAACCGTTCAATTCTTTCAAGTGACGATTCATTGATACTTTGTCAAACCAATCTGCATTCTCATTAACAATCATTTCAGCACGTTCTATGATGTTACGTACTCTTTCTGTAATTTCTTTTAAATCACCTTTGCCATATACGGATTCACTCATAGCAGAAAAGTTTTTTAGGCTCTGAACAAATTCTGACTTTTCTTCTTTCGTTAATGAAGGTTGTTGTTCACCTTCCATCATTTCAAGTATATATTTTAAGTTGCTTTTCATATTATATCCTACATTTTCCGTTATCGCAAAGAATTGATGTAATTATTTGGTTTGTTGTTGCGTACTTAAATCTTTTTTCTACAGCTCCTGCAGACTCATTCATTTTAGAAGGACGCATAAATGCACCATGGGTTGATGGATTTGAAACAAAGTCCCATGCAATAAGTTCAAAGTCATCTTGTACTTCTACTGCTCCTTCTTTATATAATTCTTTTACAGAACCTAAACCTCTACTTGAAATTCCTAATGTAATTCCTTCTTTAAACAACGTTTTAAGGATCTTTCCCGATGGTGTATCAAGTACTTGGACTGTTCCCATTAAATCATCTCCACTCCACCAAATCTTAAGTATGTTATGTGATACGTTGTTCAAGTTCACGACTGATGACTCTGGATGATCTAATTCGCCTAATGCTCTGTTCTGTCCAATAAATTCTGTCATATATCGTTTACATTCTCTTTCTAAGATATGTTTAGGATATATTCTACCATTTTGGTTTTTTGCTCCAGCACGTTGAAGTACTCCTTGAACAATAAACCCGCCGGGTACGCCATATTCTCGAGCACTTTGCTCTGACAATACCTTTGGTTGAAATGGTTTATATTCTAATAAAAGATTATTCATATTATTCTCCCAATGCTCTTACTCTTTCAGAAATCTTAACAAGACGCTCTGATATTTTTGTTAATGCTTTATCGACAGATGGGCCATAGCCTTTTCGAGACAAACCCGACTCTGTTTTTAAACGAGAAGAATAACGAACAAGTTGCTCAATCTCTTGAAGCTTTTTTGAAACTTCTTTGATCGTTTCTTTTACTTTTTTATCTGGTGTTGATTTTGAATCACCTAATGCAAATTTTTTGTATGATTCAATAAGTTGTTCATACTTCTTATCCATTGCTTCTGCAACACCTGCATACTTCATTTTCTTTTTCTTGCGAGCTTGTTCTGGTGTAGAAAATGCTTTTGGTGTATTGTATGCTCCTGCTCCTGATGATGTTGAAGCTTCGTCAATATCTTCGTCTGATTCTGGATTCATAAAATCACCTTGCCAATCAGTTGTGGAATCTAATACTTCAATATCATATGCACCAAAATCACCCATTAAATCTTCAATTTCACTTTGAACAAACGATGCATATACATTGCTACCATAAATAGTAACTTCCGGATATCCATTTCTTTTATCAGCGAACAAGTCAAGAGCCTTACGAGCATCTCTTACAGATACTTCAATATAATATGGCTCATCAAGTGCTCCACGAAGACCTTCATCTACTAGTTTAACATCCATTCCTTTATCAGCTAACTCTTTTGCTTTGTCTGGATCTGTTACGGATATCGAACCTTCTCCCGATTGTTCATTATATTGTTTTTCTTTTACTTTTTTAATTGCATCTTCTTTTGACATACCAGATGCAACCATACGAGCAATCATTACATCAGCGAAGTCTTTGTCTCCGTCCTTGTCTTGATCTTGTTCTTCCAACTCTTTGAATTTTGATTCCATTTCTTTTAGTAATGATTTCATTTATGTACTCCATTCAATTCTTTTAAAAGATCAAAATAACGTAACAGATTCAATACGTGCGATTCTTTTACAATATTAATATTTTCTACATCACAAAGCATTTCTGATAACCGCTCTACTTTAATACGTGTTGCAGCATCATTGATATGAGAAACGTGACTCGTCAATCCTTTTTTGATTGTAGGAATAACGGTTTGAATATATTCTTTTAATGCTTCTGTGTCATTAACATTAGTAATATATTTGTTCAACAAACCTTTTTGATTCTCATCTAAACCTGAATATTTACTATTAAATTTATCAACAAGCAATTCATATGTTAATAAACGCTGATCCTTAGGTTGTGATTTAAATGCTTCTAATACAGAATCTGTTTGTTTTTCTGCCTGAGCTCTCTCTGTTATGATAGAATCAACTATATTACTTTTACATTCCATGATTTGTTTTGGATTGTCTGCCTCATCATTTTCAAAAATAATGTATGCTGAAGCTAGCAATTTGTAATTAAGAACTCTAATCTTAGAAATTTGATCTAACTTAAAATTATTAGAAATTTCTTTTATGAGATTATATCGTTCTCTTCGAAGTGTTGATTTATTTAATTTTTTGTGAGCTTCTTTCAAGCTTCGTATGTATTCTAATGCTTTTGCTTCAGACTTAAATTGTTCTTTAAGCATTGCATTATATAATTTTATTTCTTTAGCTAACTCAGTGCTCTTTCCAAAATACTTTTTAATAATGTCAATCGTTACTGATTTGTCTGAAGTCATTGTTTCAGAAGTTAATTTCCGAACTAACATTTCGAAAAGGATGCCTGTGTTCTTATACTTGCTATGTTTTAGTTTTTTCATTACTCTTCCGAAGTATATTTACTTATAAATATTAATCATCATTTAAAATATTGTTTTCATCTAACATTGAACCCATCTCTGTGTTATTTTGTTCATTATTCAATGTTTCTGAAATGATTTTTGGTGATTTAGGTTTAATTTTTTTTAAGATGTCTGAATGTTCTGTTGTGAAATTCGTATGCTTTGGATTTCTTCTATAGAACCTTGGATCACCAATAAATGCTGATTTTCTATTTTCAGGATCTAAATCTTGTTTGATTTGTTTTGTACCTAGCGGATCCCAACCAAATGCATTCTTGTGTTGGCCAGACTTAATTCCTTCTGGTGGCCGGCCGCCTTTATCTGGCTCTACCACATCATTGCTACTCATATGAGCTGTTGCTAGATCATGAGGTGTCCCATATGATCGACCTGTTACTGTAGGATCATTTCCTTCTTGTTCAATTTGATTTTGACGGAAACCTAACTTAATATCTTCAGTAATATCATTTCTTTCTTGCAACCATTCTTCTTCTGACATATTGAATATGTATTCATAAATGTATCTATGAGAAACTAATTTTGAATCTTTCATTGCTTGCGCTAATTGAATTTTTTCATTCATTAGTGCAACTTTTTGCTGGTCATATATAATAGATGGGGCTGTAAGTTCAAGTTCAAAATTAACTAAATCTTTATCTTCATATCCTTGTGCGTATAAATGTATAATTGCAATTTTAGTTAATTCAGAAACACATATCTTTTGAAGACGCTCAATTGTTCTTGCAAAACGAATATCCATTGATGCTAATGTAGATTTACCTTCTACACCTTCATCATATCCTAAAAATGGCTTTGGTACTTTTAACGCAGCCATCATTTTGTGTTTTACATATTCAATATCATCAATACCGGTAAATTCCATGCCTTCTAATGTATTGATCTCTGTTGAACTATTTCCTCCTCGAACAGGCAAGTAATAATCTTCTAACATGTTGTTGATATTAAATCTCATGTTATAATTACCAGTCTTGGGATCAACGTGTGGAATCTTTTTCATTTTATTGATAACTTGTTCCATATACCCATCAACTTCATTAGGCGGAATATTACCAATATCAATTTTAAAGATACGCTTTTGTGGTGCACGCATGATTCTGTGAATAAGCATTGCATCTTCTAAAAGCATTAATTTTTGAAATTCATGACGTGCGCCTTCTAGCATACTGCGGCCGTACGGAAGGAAATTTGAATCCGAAATATTACGGAAGTGTGCTATCTCAAATACATCATATGTAAGCTGTTCTGACACAATGTGTCTAAATTTAATATCATACTCACCTGTATTATCATTAAATTCTTCCCACCTCTCAATTTCATATGAAGAAAACGGACGTACATTTAAAATACCAATTTCATCAGCAATATCTAATTTCAAAAAGAAGTCGCCATATTTGGCCATGTTACGAATCCAGGGCCAAAGATTGAATTCAATGTTCATTACATCATAAAATAAATTGTAAAGAATTTTTTGAATTCTACTATCTGATGATTTAACAGTAAGAACATCTCCAAATTGATCTGCTAATGTTGATTCATCAGCATATATGTCTAAAGCTGAAGATATAATAGGATCTTTATCCATCATTTCGTAATCAGTATATAACTGCATACGATTTTGATGCATATAATAATTCGAGTCATACCCACCCATACCTCCAACACGATGCTTGTTTGAACCGTGAAGTCTTGTATATCTGTCGGCTACTTTACTTTGCGTTAAGTTACCTGTCGATTGAAGGCGGTTAGTATCAACTACACGAAGTTTATCTTTGCCATAAGCTCTGACAACTACATTTGTAGAAAATAAGTTTTGTAATCGTTTTCTAAGTGACGCCATAGTATTTATTCTTTATATAAAATAAATATCAAGTTACTTAATAAGCCAGGTCAAATCTTCATTGCCGTAGCCATTGTCCCAATCCCACCCAATATCTTTTGGTCGATTGTTTCCGGTATAAATAACTGAATCTGTTTTTTGTAACTGTGTTAAGGCACGTTTATTTAATTCAATGCCTTGTTGTCTTAATTTTAATGATGTATCTCGTAACCAAAGTCCAATTGCAAATGCCATAACAAGGTCATCATTATATCCTCGTTGTGATTGTGCTTTGCCATTTTCCCATATAAATACAAATAGTTCTTGTATAAGTCGTTTTGAATGAATAATAGGCGAGCCTTCTCTCATATACATTTCAAGTGATGATATCATTAATGGTCTTGTTCTAGACGTTGTAGATACGCCGGGTACCATTTGTGACTTGTCTTTTGTGTCATATCCCTTTTTAAGTTGAACGTCAATATCAACATATCCATCATCTTTATATGTATAAAATAAATTTTGATAACCTCTATCAATTACTGGTTGTATTGCAGCCCAACCAATATTAGCATTTTCTATTGCTAGCAGTGCATTATTCCATTCTGAGGCAACGCTTATTAACATATTACCAAAATCTTTTGGAGGAAGTTTTCCTTTATATTCTGCAACCTGTTCTATAGTTTGTACATCTATAACATGAAATGTAGAAAAGTCAGCTCCATCACCTCTAGCAACGTCAGCTACAACAATATAATCTCGAGAATAATCTGGGTATTTCCATAACCAATATCCGTTATCATAACCTCTTCGTTCAACCGGCTCCGTACATTTCAATTCAAAATTTTGTAGTATTGAACCATCAATTACAGTATGACCAGATGAAATAAAGTCACAATCACATTCTTGTGCTGCACCTTTCTCACCTAATAATAAAGTTTGCTCATCACGCCAATCTTGATTTCGTTCTGGGTGTACATCCCATCTAAGTCTAATTGTGTTGAATCCATTATGCCCAGATTCAGCACCTGCCCATGTTTGATGAAACCAATTACCAATACCATTAGGTGTTGAAAGTACTATTGCGCCGCCCCCAGTAGATAGAGTTGCTTGTGATGCTACCCAAATTTCTTCAATGTTTCTAATAAATGCAGCTTCATCTACAATTAATAATGATAATGCTTCTGAACGTGCTCCGGTAGATGCTGAAGAAATTGCTTTTATTTGTGAACCATTTTTAAATTTTAATGACAACTTGTTGTTTGCTGTCATATTACCTTTTAACCATGAAGGTAAATTATCATGCATTACCTGCACTTTTGTAACAAGGTTCTTTGCTACTTCTTGTGTTGTTGCAATAACAAGTACGTTGAAATCTTCATTGAACAACATTGCCCAGAGAGCATATCCTGCAGATAGTGTTGATATACCTAACTGTCGGGACTTCAATATAATGTTATATCTACTATCACGTAAATCCGTTAAGGATTGCTCCTGGAATCGATAAAGATTAAATTTTATTTTTCCTTTAACAGGATGTTGAATATAACAATAATTACGCATAAAAAAGACGGGATCTGAAGCACATTTTTGGTACTGTTCCGCGATTATTTGTTTTATGTCTTTTTGTGCTGCCATAAATTATTTACCAATTTTCCACATCAATCTTAGAGAACCAACCGGTTGAAGGTTTTGATTAATACCTAATCCCACTCCAATTACTTTTTTACGTTTACTTCTCCAAAGTAACTCACCACCAATACAATTGAATTGTTGTTGGTTTCCTGTTAAACCAAATCCATAATAAAATTCATTTTTTGAGATAAGTGAATCTCGTTGTATGATTGTAGTTGGAATATAAATGTTTGGATTAATTTCTCTGAATATGATTGAATTTTGTGATATAGTATCATTGATTATGATATTACCTAATGAATCTAAATCTAATGTATCCGTATAAAAATA